ACTCTGTCATAGGTTGTGTATTCGGTATGAACTTTATCGGGTAGACCGGTTGATCTGCCGACCTGATGGTTGGGTGGTGTCGGTATCCATATTGTTCACAGTTCCTATTGCTGCGCCCGCTGACGATTTGACGCGTGAAGGAATTGAACCAAATCCAGGCCCTGCTGTATTGCTGTGGCTGGTGACTATCATTAGTGGGATGATAGGTTTATGGTACGTGGGAAAAAGTGTGTTGAGCCGTTTAAGTGCCGAACTACTTTTTCTGCGTGCAAGTCATCAAACGATGGCGCGCGAGTCAGCGCAATTATCACAAGAAGTGCGACAGTTGCGTACTGATGCTAACGCCGTTATTAGACCAGCCGCTGTGGTTGCTGAAACCGGAGCCGGGATGCTAACGGGGTGGTGCATTGGTACAATTATCGTAAGTGTGTATTGTTTAGCTCGCTCATTTTATGTCAAATATGTGAAAAAGACGCAGAAACAGGAAGGTCTGGAAAAACTTCGCGAGAGTGATGTTTTGAAGGCCTTTGATGCAGTTTCTATCGCTATTATTATTCCACTCATTTTAAAAGATGGGTGGGGTAGTGCTCGTAGTGTCTGGGGCCATATCAAAACTATTTTGAGTATGGTAACAACAGCCCTTGCTGGCATAAATTTAATTAAATCCATCTTTGGAGGTGGCAACGAAGAAGACGACGTCCCTGTTATAGGTGAAGCGGTCATGCAAAATGTCCGTGAGGTTGCTGATGAAGTTGTCCACCGATTTGATGGTCGTGTCGAACAGGCTGTTCAGCAGGGACTTGCTGATGAGAATCCTGGTTGTACACATGGACCGGCTGCTTCGGTCTCTTCAGGTGCTCCAATTGATGATGAAGAGAAGCAGACTCCATTGCAGCGTGCTTATGCTGCTGCGGAGGCTGCCATTCAGAGAGATCAAGAAGAGCGGGATCGATTGCGTTCACCTCGAAAGAAGTGTATGAATGGATCTTGTACTAATTTTGCTACTGCTGGTTTTAAAGTTTGTATTCCTTGTGGATCAAAAGTTAACTTGCCAGTTGCGCAACCCATTGAAGACCGTAAGTCTTATGATGGTTTGTATAAATTATGGGATAAGATAGAGGATAAAGTGCATTTAAACTCTCTTATCTCACTGAAGGAAAAGCGTCCTTGGCTTTTGCCGGTAGCCCTCCTTACTTTGTTTATTGTTGTAATAATTGTGTCTCGCTATACAGCGAAGAAACCAATTAAGAGTAAACAGGAAGGGAAAGATGCCCGTGCTAAGCGTGCCGCCAAACGAGCGGATAAAAGTGGAAAGAACTTGAAAAACCGTAACTTTGTTCCGTCCTCGTCGGATGATGAAGAAGATAACAACGGTGCCCTTTATTATAAAGATGAACTCGGAGACACATATCGAAGGATTGGTCGCCGAGCAAAGAAATCTGGTGCAGAGTTTATTATCAATCAGCAGCGAGGAGACTTCACTGGTGGTAGTAGACTTGAAGAAGGGTTGTTTCGAGGAAACACTGATCGTAAGAATCGTTTTACTAAAGTAGAGAAAGTTCCTAAAGGAGCAAAAGTGTTAGTAGTAGAGGGTAAGTTCCGTGCGGTTGTCCCAAAGGACAATGAACCAGAACGAAAACCTGCCAAAACCGTTGCGCCGAAACAAGACGTTCCGCCGAAAGGTGATGAAGTATGTTTTAAAAAGAACTGTAATTGTGGTAAGTTCCATCGTAAGCCTAAGACTGAGAAGCAGCTTAAAAAGGCCGCTAATAAGCGTGCGGTTGCCTCTAAACAGGAGGGTTTAGTGAATGGTAAACGATTCTATCCGTTGAAGATTGTTGAGAGTGTTGGTTGGGCAAAGAGTGACACTGGTAATGAGCAAAATGCTACCATTTCTATGAATTCGATAATGGTGTGTGCACATGTTGTGCGTGCTGTTGTTAATGGCAAGCTCCAGGATGTCGCTGCTAAATCAATCACTTTCTACTTTAAAGTAAACGGTATAGTTGTGGAAGTAGTTCATGATGTGAGCAAAGGAAAAAGTGTCGCATGGGATATGATGGCATTTCCTTTGACGAAGGCTTTGGAGGGTAAAACTCCTCAGCTTCGGGCCGCAAAGCCAAAACACGGAGAGAATTGTGTTTTGTACGCTTTTGACTCATTTGATGATTTTAAGAACAGTCGTTATGGTTCTAGTCAAAGTGTGATCGATTCTATTAAGTCTAACGATCACGATGACAAAGATATTAATGATTGCAAAAAGTCAACTAAGGGTTATTATCGTTGCAGTAGTCAAAAAGGAAACTGCAGCGGTCCAGTGATAAATGAGGATGGTAAGGTTGTCGGATTTCATAATGCCTGGATGGGCACTAGTAACGTGTTTATTGCCGTTACTGATACGTTAGTATCTGAAACCGCCAACTGTGTTCGAAGTTTTTAGACAGCCCACTTCCTCCTATGGAAGATTGGGCGTCAATGTATGCTAAGTACTTTGATCGTCCAGTCTTCCTCCAAAGAGGAGTTGAAGTGGGCGGTTCTGAAAACAATCGAAAACCATCTAACCTATTCACCAAGCATTTTCGGCATTCTAATGTCACGTATCTTGGCCGTTGTCAGCGTCATGCGGCAATGAAAAATGAAGAGGTGCAAAATTCATCATTTCGTCGATTCATAGAGGCGGAGGGTTTAAAAACTCCTCGTCAATATCGAATGGCTTACACCAATCCAGAAGCCGGTTATCTATCGCTTTCCAAATATGATAAGTATCAACCTATCTTAGATGAAGCAGCGTGGGATTTAGCTGGTGAATGGACTACACAACATTTTCTTCCTAGCATGGGAGGATCACGTGTGTTATCACAGGGAGTGTGTATCAACGAGTCGGATAAACAGACGTCTTGTGGCTATCCCTGGTCACTGCAATATCACAAAAAGGCCGAGTTCTATGAGTCGCCACGGGCGATGGAAGTTCTCGGAGATTATTGGGATTTAATTGGGAGTGACAATGCAAATAAATTTGTACCAATCTGGACATGTTCGCAGAAGGTTGAACTTCGTGATGTTGAAAAACTCATGAAAAATAAACTTCGTACGTTCACAGCAAGTCCTGTGGAGCATTCAATTGCTCTTAACCGGATGTGCTTGGATATGAATAATAAATTTTATGCATCAAATAATAAACACTGGTCCTTTGTTGGGGGGAATAAATACTTTCTCGGATGGGACAGTTTATATACGCGTCTAAACGTGCACCCAAATGCATTTGAGCTTGATGAATCGGAATTTGATTCGTCGCTCTTTGCTCGTGCAATGTTTGGTCAAGTGGATATACGCTGGAACATGTTACGTGTTGAGGACAAAACTCCAGAGAATTGGAAGCGATTATGTGCGCTGTACGAGAGTATAGTTCACTCAGTCATTGTTCTGGAGAATGGGGAGTTAGTGCAAAAGCACACTGGTAATCCTAGCGGAAGCGCTAATACCATTGTGGATAACACGATGATTTTATTTCGTCTGTTTGCCTATGCCTGGATAATTCTAGCACAAAAATTGCACGGATCATCTAATGATGTCGCCATTAAGTTGGCTAATGTCACAGATGTGGAACGTCGTTCTTATGCTGGAAGTGTCTTTGGTGGGTATTCAGACTTTATGAAGCACGTGGAAGCTGCTCTAAATGGTGATGACAACACTTTTACTGTATCAAATTATGTGGTACCATGGTTTAATCCACGGAGTATAGCAGACATTTGGTCTAGTGTCGGGGTCACCACTAAGACTCCCTGTTGGGAATCACGCCAGCTTAAGGATGTAACATTCCTTTCAAGTAGTTTTCAGAAGATTGGTGGTATTTATTTACCTAAACCTGAAACTGAGCGAGTTCTCTGTTCTCTCCTATATGGGGGAAGTAACGACGATGTTCGTTGGCATTTGCTTCGTGCAAGTGCTCTTCGGATTGATAGTTGGGCAAATGAGGAGTGTCGAGTGATCATACAAAAATACATTGAATTTCTTAATCGAGAGTATGCCAATACATTGGCGGGTACCTCAGAAGTCAATGGAATTAGTATGTCCTCCATTCGTGAGGTTTGGAAAACGGACCTTTGGATATGGAATCTTTATAGTGGTCAGGAAGGAACAGGTAGTGACGTAATTGATCAACGGTCCTGTTTAAATTTTCTTTCTATGCACAATTAATTCCACTTTCCTTATCCACAACTCTTCTCAACATTTAAATCAACATGGCGAAAACAGCTGCTCAAAGAGCTGCTCGTCGTGCACGTCGTAAGGCAGTAGCAAATGCCAGAGCCACTTTGCCAAATACAAAGTTGGCTCGAAGAATCCGAGCGCGGACAGTTCCCGTCTTAGCGCCTGGTATTGTTGCAAGTCGAACTCGCGGCGCTACAAAGCGCAAGCGGGCTCGCAAATCTGGTCCTCGTTCCTCCATTCCTGGTGTTATGAGCTCTGTTTCTGATGGAGTTAACACCGGTATGGTTTGGAAAAATAGTAACCAAGTCAGAGATTTCTTCGCGACACGTTTCGAGAAGGTAACCGACTTGGTTAGTGCTGGCACCGCGTTTGCCATAATTCAGCAATTTTATCTGAACCCGGGTAATGTGGCATTATTTCCCGTGTTCTCACAGATAGCTGCAACTTATGAAGAGTATATCTGCCACCGCTTGCGATTTTGGTATCGTGGCGAGGAATATACTGCGAGCGGCACTAATGTTTCTGCTGGTATTGTTGTGTATGCAACAAATATGGATCCTGATGATTCCAACTTTGGAAGTGTGAATCAGATGGAGAACTATGAAGGTTCTGTGTCTGGTCCCCCCTTTGCTGGTCATTTTTGTCATGATGTGGATGTAGTGCACCGTTCGCGCGGTCGTAATCGTGCGAAAGGTGATTCACTTTCCCTTAACCAATATTTTGTATATTCAAGTAATAACCAATCTGCTCCTGTTTCGGGACAGACAAAGTTCTATGATATGGGAAACTTCCAGTGTGCTGTTAATGGCACGCAGGCAGCGACCACGGGAGAGCTTTGGGTGGAACATTCTTGGACTATGATTCGTCGTAAACAACAGACCCCACTCGGTCAAGCCGATTTATCGGCTCATTATGTTGGTTTAGCAACGACTGCCAATGCTTTTACGGCGCTTACACAGCGCACGAATAGTACTGTGACTTTAACGTTGTCAGCCAACTCATTTGTGATTCCATCATCAGGTCGATGGTTAGTAGCGTACTCAGTTATTGCGGGTACGTCGTACACAGGCACGACTTTAGGTGCAGGTACAGGAGCCACCGCAGTGACCATTATGGATGGTTCATCTTCGGGGGGCCTGGCTTATGGATCAGCCACTACCAATTTCGCAAGTATTGGTGTGTTTGATGTTGTAGGGTCAGGTACAATTGCTATTGGTTCGCCAACAATTGTCGGTACCACAAATGCAGACCTATTCGTGACCCAGATCCCTGGTGCACTTGGTTTGAGTGAGGTGTTGAAAACTGATGCAGATCTTGCTGCTAAGTTGGCCGATTTGACAAATCGGTTTGATCGATTAAACAGACTCGTTAATCGAGCTGCTTTTGTCGAGCTAGATTCTCCTGATGATATTAAGGAGAGCCATTATGTGGTTCAAGGGGATGGTAAGGTTCAGGTGGTCTCTCGACCGCCAGGCCTAGCCATCCCATCGCCGTTTCGGCGATAATATCCTAGCTGTAGTCTTTTCTATGTCGCGCTTTATTCGGTGCTGTTAAGACTAAGATCTGCAGCATGTATATACACACTATTCATAGTAGGGCGCCTGGCCGCAATGCCATGGTAAGAGAGTAACGATCGAAAGGTCCGAAGATTCTGCCGTGGATGTGTGTGTATGTATAAACGAAATAAAGTGTAAAATCAAAATTAAAAGTAGATAGGAGAGATGTTCCCCGCCGAAAGGTGAAAGGTGATGATCTCCGAGTCCGTATAATCGATGTAGTTTGGCGATAGCTAGTTGCTTTGTGTGCACCAGTTTCGTCTTTCCGGGTATATGTCAATCCTCTGTTAGCAAGGTTGGCCGCAGTGATGTGGTCCGCATGCGAGTCATGTGGGCGTATATCTTAG